TTAGAAACTATACAGAAGTAGATAGTTCTGTATTATCAACAGGCGTTTTAAATACTATAATTAAAAACGCTGAAAATAGAATTTATAGAGATGCAGATTCTGATGATAACAGATTTTATGCTACATCAAACTTAGCGGCTGGAAATCGATACGTAACTATTCCATCTGATTTAAGAATTATAAGATATGTGCAATTAACGGATGCATCTGGTAATCAAGTTTTTTTAGAAAAAAGAGATACTAGTTTCATGGCAGAATATTACAATACACCAGGTACTCAATCAGGTTTTCCAAAATATTATGCGAATTGGGATGCTAATTATTGGTTAGTAGCACCTACTCCAGACACCACTTATGCAATTACACTTGCTTATGTTAAACAACCAACTAGTTTAACTGATTCTTCTGTAAGTGCTAGTGGAACCTATGTATCTAATAAATATCAGGATTTACTTTTATATGGAAGTCTGGTAGAAGCATATGGATACTTGAAAGGTCCCGCAGATATGTTACAATACTATGAAGGATCTTATCAAAGAGCTTTACAATCGTATTCTATCGAACAACAAGGTAGAAGACGCCGAGACGAATGGCAAGATGGTGCCCTTCGTACTCCACTTAAATCTGAATCACCATCAAAATACTAAGGAGATAATAAATGGCAAATATAGTACCTGACTCTTTTAAAACAGACCTACTTGGTGGAGTGTTTGATTTTGATTCTGGTGGATCCAGTTTCAAGTTAGCACTTTATACATCATTGGCTGGTTTTAGTACTGCCACAACTGCTTATACAACTACTAATGAAGTTTCTTCATCAGGTACAAACTATACAGCAGGTGGAAACGCTTTAACTAACAACGGTGTAGCAGTATCAAGTAATGTTGCTTATGTTGATTTTGCAGATTTGACTTTTTCATCTGTAACTCTAACAGCAGTAGGCGCTCTGATTTATAAAGATACTTCTAATGAAGCAGTATTAGTTTTAGATTTCGGCGGATCAAAAACTGCAACGAACGGTGACTTCGTTATTCAGTTTCCAACTGCGGATTCTTCTAATGCAATCATTAGACTTGGCGACGCGTAAAAAAATTTTGGAGTAGTAAATGGCTTTGGTAATTAACGATAGAGTTAAAGAAACAAGTACAACTACAGGGACAGGAACGTTTTCACTGGCCGGTGCAGAAACTGGTTTTGAAACTTTTGTATCTGGAGTTGGCGATGGTAATACAACTTACTATGCAATTTCTCATGACGGAACAAACGAATGGGAAGTGGGAGTAGGAACGGTTACTGATGCAGCGACTGATACTTTATCAAGAGACACAATTATCTCTTCATCAAATTCTGATGCAGCAGTAAACTTTACTGCAGGGGGTAAAACTGTGTTCTGTACATTACCTGCTAAGAAAACTATTTCGCCAGTCATGGACGCAACAGGTTTCGTGGTCACTCATGCATCAACTTTGGATCAAGATCAAACTTTAGATTCTGGAGTTTTAGCTGGGCCCGTAACGATTACAGGTACACAAACCATAACAGGAACATTGGTAATATTATAATGAGTCAAGTAGAAGTAGATAAAATAATTCCACAATCAGGCACCACGTTAACCGTTGGTGATTCTGGGGATACGATTACTATACCAAGTGGTGCTACACTAAGTGTTAGTGGTTCACTTGGAACTTTATCTAGTTTAACGGTTAATGGTAACGTCAGCATAGATGGTGGCACAATCAAACTAGATGGTAATTATCCTGTAGGTGTAACTAATGTTGCTTTAGGAAATACCGCATTAGATTCTTTAACTTCAGGAGATAGTAATATTGCCATAGGTTCAGGTACTTTAACTGCTGATACATCAGGTGCAAATAACACAGCAGTTGGTCATGCTTCTTTATTTGCTAATACGACAGGAAATTCTAATGTAGCAGTTGGATATCTTTCACTTTCTACTAATACGACAGGTTCTGCTAATACAGGATTAGGACAACAAACACTTGCATCTAACACAACAGCATCTAGCAACACAGCAGTTGGTCATAGTTCTTTATTTGCTAATACGACAGGTACTAATAATGTAGCATTAGGTTATGGTGCTTTAGTTTCTAATACGACAGCACCAAACAACACAGCAGTAGGTTATAATTCACTTTGTTCTAATACGACAGGTTGTAGAAATACAGCATTGGGTTATCTATCACTTAAGTTTAATACTACAGGTAACGAAAACGTAGGAATTGGATATTTTGCATTAGATGATAATACGACAGGCAGTAGTAATGTTGCTATAGGTACTGCAATGGGTCTTAATTCTACAGGCAGTTTTAACGTAGGAATTGGTTCAAGTGCTTTAACTAATAATACTACTTGTAGTGATAACGTAGCAGTAGGTCATTCAGCAGCACAAGAAACCAATAGTGGTTATGGTATCGTAGCAATAGGTGCATACGCACTATGTAAAAACACATCAGGAGATGCTATTACAGCAATAGGTCAATGTGCTTTATTCTCTAACACCACAGCTTTAAATAATACTGCTGTTGGTTTCTGTTCACTTTATTCTAATACGACAGGTGTTTGTAATACAGCGGTAGGTGGTAATGCTTTAGACGTTAACACTATAGGTTTAAGAAATAATGCTTTTGGATATAACGCTTTAGGTTCTAATGTAACAGCTTGTTGTAATAATGCTTTTGGCACAGGTGCTTTAGGTGCTAATACATCAGGTGCTAACAATACAGCTATGGGTCAAAATGCTTTAAATAGTAACACCACAGCATCAGATAATACAGCAGTTGGTTATCATTCTTTATTAAATAATACGACAGGTAGTAGAAATGTTGCACTAGGGTCTTATTCTTTATTATCAAGCACAACATCAGTAAATAACGTAGCGTTAGGTTGGGAAGCTGGTTGTAGTATTACAGATAGTGCTGGTCATGTTGCAATCGGCTATGAGGCATTACAAAATACTACTACAGGAGATGCGAATGTTGCTATAGGTTACAGGTCTTTATTAAATAATACAACAGCATCAAATAATACAGCAGTTGGTGCTTGTTCACTTTATACTAATACGACAGCTCCTAACAACACAGCAGTAGGTTTCTGTTCACTTTTTGCTAATACGACAGGAGACCAATTAGTTGCTGTTGGTGTAAGTGCGTTAGAAAAAAATACTACAGGTCTTGAAAATACAGGAATAGGTAGATTTTCACTATCTTGTAATACAACAGGGTCAAACAATACAGCTATCGGTAAAGCATCTTTATATAATAACACAACAGCTTCCAGCAACACAGCAGTAGGTTTTAACTCACTTTGTGCTAATACGACAGGTGCTTCTAATGTAGCCGTAGGTTGTGGTGCTTTACAATCTAACACAACAAATTCTCTTAATGTAGCAGTAGGTATTGGTGCACTTACAAGTCAAACAAATGCAGAAGCAAATACAGCAGTAGGTCGTCTTGCAGGAGATTCTGTAACAACAGGAAGTAAAAATACTTTTCTTGGTAATCTTGCTGGTGGAGATGTAACTACAGGTAGCTGTAATATAGCAATCGGTACTTCTGCTGGACTTTCTGCATCTCCTTTTCAAATTACAACTCAATCAGGTAGATTAGTTTTAGGAGATAATACTATATCAAATGCTTATATAGGTGTAGCATTTACAGTAACATCAGACGCAAGAGACAAAATGAATTTTGAACCTGTACCTCATGGTTTAGATTTTGTAAATAAATTACAACCTTATAAATTTAATTTTAAAAAATCTAGAGAAATAGAAGAACCTTATGGTCAAGCAAGATATGGATTTAAAGCACAAGACATTCTTGCACTTGAGGGAGATAACAATGTTATTATTGATAACGAACAACCAGATAAACTAAAATACAAAGGCGAACATTTAGTGCCTGTATTAGTCAATGCAATAAAAGAGTTAGATGCTAAAGTAAAAGAATTGGAGGCTAAATTAAATGGCTAGTATAATTAAAGTAGACAACATTCAAGACCAATCTGGTAATAACATCATC